GGGATCAGGCCGGCTTTGTTGCAAGTTGCCGGCGTTCCAACACGTGAAGAGCGCGAGAAAATCGAGAACGTCTGGGACAAGATTATTCACGGTTGGTCAAAGTATTTAGGCAAGGTGATGAGCGCCAACGAAATGGACGTGAAGGTCATCGGTGACGGCATTGACAATATTGCCAACGGACAGATCCATTCCGAGAAACTGGCAGACGTGGCGATGGCCGCCGGCATGCCCTTGTCGATCATTCTGGCAAACTCCGCTAACTATGCAACCGCGCAAACAGAGTATTTGGTTTGGTTCAGGGATTCCGTTGTGCCCTGGGCAAACTACATGCAAGACGAGCTGAACGACAAGTTGTTCAAGCCGTTGGGCTTGCACTTTGAGTTTAGGCCTGAGATGAGCGACAAGGGGCAAGAGGAAGAAAGACAGCGAGCCGGTGCTTATCGTGCTTACGTTGCAAGCGGAATGAAACCGAGCATTGCCGCGCAGGTGGTTGGCATTGATCTGCCTCCTGATATGGAGTACGAAGACTTGGATGATGTGTTCGTGCCTCCACAACCTCAACCGGTGAATGAGACCGAGATTCCGATTGAGAAGGAAGAGTTACCAGAGCCGGAAGACGAGAAATCCGTCACGCTGCTGACAATTGACCAGTTGCGCGAATTGGAACACTGGCAAGACTTGGCGTTCCGCAAGCTGAAGCAGGGCAAGTCGCTTGCGTTCCCGTGGGTTAGCAAGACCATACCGGAAGAAGTCGCGAGCGTGATCCGAGACCGCTTGCCGGCGTGCAAGTCGCAAGCTGACATCGAGCGGGCGTTTGACCTGAACATGCCCGACACACCAGACCGCCAGTTGCGCGAGTTAGCCGATGCGCTGAACAAGGCCGTTGAGATTGTCGTGGCGGAGGGTAAGTACTCACCCGACCAGCCGCGCGTTCCCGCCGGACACCCAGACGGTGGCCAATGGACGGATGGCAACCGCTGGAATGCTCCTTCAGGCTATTTTAATGATTGGTTTAGTGGTGACGAAGAAAAGGAATCTGTTGAAAAACCATATACATCAGATGACTTGGCTCTCGATTTGCAGGCGTTCCAGAAATGGGCTCACCAATGGACTGGCGGCGTTGATTATGACGCTAAGGTTGGGGCTTACCGATATGCACTTGGGATTAAGGAACTCCACGAATATTTGCTCAAGCAAGAATACGGCGAAAACATACCTAAATTTGTTACCGTATATCGTGTTGGCGGTGTTGATGAAGGTGTTGTTTCATTTTTCTCAACTTTAGGAGCGGCAGAGGGGTATGCAGAAAGGTTTGGTGAAAACATACATTCGTTTGAAGTTCCAACTGATTACGTTGTTCCAACTATGTCTGGCGCTGGTGAGATTTGGATTGACACGGAGTATATGCGCGAATGACCGAAAGCGGAGTGAAATCCCTTATTCTCGAAGCCTTGCGCGAGTCGGTGAAACGTTACCCTGACCTGTTCGAATACATCGACGGGAAGGCTGCCTGGATCGTAATTCAGGACGATCTGGAGCTGTGGCAGGCGAAGGCGATCACGAAGGCGCGCAACGGGGAGCCGGCGCTGTGCGAGTTCGAAAGTGCTTACATACCCGAATCCATCGCTGACATGGTAAAGTCCATGCTGGCTTATGCAGACTGTGAGGATTGCATCAAGCAGGGATTCAGCGATGTGGAGGCGTTCATGAAAGCGCCGGACTCAAAAGAAAAGCATAAGAAGTTACCGCCTTACAAGGGAGAAAAACTCCCCCCATTGGTCTACAAAGAATTCACAGAAGCCGAAATCAACCTTGCAATCAAAGTATGGGATAACGCCATGCCGGAGTACAAGGGCTTGTTGGACGCTGAAGTAAAACCGGAGAATGATGCCGGAGAATAAACCACTTTGGTATTGGGATGATTCAGTAAAGCGCTACCGTTCACCGGTTACAGGTCGCTTTATTGGCATTGATGACATGAACGGTATGCGTGCCGAATTCATGGAGTCTCAAAAGATGCGCATGGAAGGCGTAACTACTGTTTACGCCGCCGAAGCAATTGACTTCAAAACATACCGCAATCAGGTTACTGACATAATCCGACAAACTTACGTTGATCTTTACGCTATGGGCGCAGGTGGGCGTAATAACCTAACTGCAAAGGATTGGGGCAGTATCGGCGGTATGCTGAAAGAACAGTACGGGTATTTGAACAATTTTATGGATCAAATCGAAGCCGGAGAATTGAGCCAGGCACAAATCATAGCCCGCTTGAAAATGTACATCAATTCTGCAAGCGAGGCGTTCTGGAGAGCCTTCGCGCGAGACATTCCGATTGACTTGCCGGCTTATCCCGGTGATGGGCAAACCGCTTGCCTTACGAATTGTCAATGCACGTGGGACATACAGCAAGTGACCGATGGCTACGATTGTTACTGGCGCTTAGGCGCGGCTGAACATTGCCCTGATTGCGTGGAGAATGCGGCAAGGTGGAACCCGTACCGAATCCGCATAACTGGGGAGCCTTCAGATGCCAGTTGACATTGTCATTGACGGGCTTGAGGAATTGCGGTCAAAGTTAGACCGATTTCCACCTGAAGCGCAAGACGAAGCCGGCGAAATGGTCGGCGAGTATGTGCTGAACATCATGCGTGAATATGCGCCTTACAAGTACATCCCGTTCAAGTCGGCTTACGGCGGGTTCTTCAGCGATAAGCAGCGCAAGTATGTTATGGCATCAATACGTGAAGGCAAGATCAAGCCAGGTGGTCCAAACAGGTCGCAAGGCTTGCGTGAAGGCTGGGTAAAGATGGGTGAAGGGGCGGACATGCTTATCGTGAACCCTGTCCCATACGCCGGCTTTGTGGTCGGCGATACCGACCAATCACGGATGCACAAGAAAATCGGCTGGTGGACGGTTAGCAGTCGATTAGGTGAAAGAGCAGAACAGATTGAGCGACTTGCGAAAGCAGGCGTAGATAAAGCAATCGAGAAGTTGGGGTTATAAGAGAAGTTAGTTACAGACAACTGAATACATAAGGCTGTCATGGGCGTTGGGTAACGCGGTGGTAGACCTGGTGGTCAGAGGGTTCTGAAGCCAAAACAAAGCACGAATTATCGTGCGGACGTTTGGCTTTATCGGTTTAAGGAGGTGTCGATGGACACTATGGTGTATTTTGGAGACGCGGTAAAAGCACTTGGCGAGGGCAAGGTTGGTGGTTATTTAGTGCGCTGGGGGGGTGACGGTGACGTTGACCTGACCGGTGATTATTTCACTAAAGAAACTGATCTTGGCATCAGCGAAGGTGACCGACTGCCGGTGTACTTCGAGCACGGCTACGATCCGGTGATAAAAAGCCGGCGGTTAGGGCGGGGGCGAATTGAACGCTTTGACGACATCGGAGTTTGGTTTGAAGCACAACTGGAGTTACGGGATGAATATGAACGCAAGATTTATGAACTGGCTGAAGCTGGGAAGCTCGGTTGGTCGAGTCAGGCGGGCGGTTCGCTCGTAGCAAAGGAATCTGGATTGGGAGGTACACGAATCGCTACATGGCCATTGGCAGAAGCAACGCTAACTAAGTCGCCAGCCGAGTACCGAAACACCGCAATACCAATGAAATCTATTTATCCTGATGCTGAAGAAGCGCAGGAAGTTACCCATGAGGAGGAAATCATGGCAGAAGAAATCAAGACCTCTCCACCTGAAATCAATGTGGAAGAGATCGTAAAAAGCGCAGTCGCTGACGCTATCAAGTTGTATGAATCAGCACAACCATATGTAAAGGGCGGAGTTGCTGACGTTGTAGAAGACGAAACAGACCGCTCACTCAAAGCCAACCCGATGAGCGCTGGAGAATTCTTCCAGGCTGTCAAAATGGCGGAGATGTATCCCGGACAGGAAGAGCACAGGCTGTTGGCTTACAAGGCCTCGGGGTTAAACGAAACCGAACCCTCTCAGGGCGGCTACTTGTTACCACCTCAAATTGCAGCCGGCATCCACAGCAATATGTGGGGCGTTGGCTCTGTGCTATCCCGGTTCAACCCAATTCGTGTGACTGGCAACTCTCTCACGATCAACGCTGTGGACGAAACTTCACGTGCCGATGGCTCGCGCATGGGTGGCGTTCGTGGTTACTGGCTGGCTGAAGCCGCCCAGAAAACCTCGTCAATGCCCAAGTTCCGCCAGATCGAACTGAAGCTCAAAAAGGTAGCCGCCTTATGCTACGCCACCGATGAACTGCTTGCTGACGCTTCGGCGTTGGAAAGCTGGATTGGCAACGAAGTTCCGAATGAATTGCGCTTCCAGGTTGAAGCCGCGATCATCAACGGCAATGGCGTTGGCAAGCCCGTTGGCATCCTGCAATCAGGCTCTCTAATCAGCGCCGTTCGCACCGATGCTTCAGAGATTGATGCTTATGACATCGGTCGCATGTGGGCGCGCCGGCTTCCAGGCTACAACGATTACGTGTGGTTCGTGAATCCTGCTGTTTACCCGCAATTGCTGAACATGACCATTGGCAACATGCCCGTCTACGCACCGAGCGTACGACCTGACGTTCCCTTTGGCACCTTGCTCGGACGGCCAGTTATTGAGAACGAATACTGCCCGAATTTGGGCACTGCTGGCGACATCCTGCTCGCTTCACCTTCCGCTTACGCCCTTATTACTAAGGGCGGGATCGAGGCTGCTTCCAGCATTCACATCAAATTTGACTATGACGAGACAGCGTTCCGCTTTGTTTATCGTGTCGATGGTCAACCTTACTACAACGCCGCTATTACATCTTACGCAGACAGCAACACAACTGTCAGCCCGTTCGTTGCCTTAGCTGCTTCAACTTAATCGGAGGTGAGAAATGGCAGCAAGATACGCTGAAAAACTCCATATTGTTCCTTTGCTTGCACCTGTGTCTTCTACTGATGCAGTCGCAATTAGCAACGCTGTGAGTTTAGAAAATGCCCATTGGGTGAGCTTCCTTGTGAACTGGGGCGCGATTACTGGAGACACCGAGAAATTGGTTGTTTCAGTTGAGGCTTCAACACAAGGCGCGGCCACAACGAATTCGGCTGACACAGCAATCCCCTTTGTTTACCGTCTTTCTTCAACGTTGGCGGCTGACAACTGGGGCGACTCAACCACTTGCGCGTCTACCGGCCTTGAAATTCTGGGCACGAATGACAGCATGGCTTTGTTGATCGATGTTGACCCGGCTACAATTCCGGCTCTCGATTCTGATGCAACCTATCTCCACGTGATTCTGGATGGCACGGGCTTAGCCACTAACGCTGGCATGTCTGTTTATGCCCTGATGGAAGATCGTTACCCGCAGGCTGAACACGTTACTTCAACTTAGTTCGGCTTTGCTTGAAAAGGGGGGAGGGATTGATACCCTCCCCCGCATTGGAGGATAAATGGCAGATTATGTGACAGTCGAAGAGATAAAAGCGGACATTCCTGATTCGCCGCTGTTTGACGTAACGGATTCAACCTACGACACCGTTCTGGGTAACATGGTGACCGCTGCCTCGCGCATGATCGACCATTATGTCGGTGGTTGGGATAACTTCTTTTATCCGACTACTGATGATGCTACCCGCTATTTTGACGGCAGCGGTGAAGAACAGCAATACATTGACCCGATGGTTAGTTTGACTTCTGTGGCTGTGAGTGAGAGCGGTGGGCGCGCGCTTACCGACTATACAACCTGGACGGTTGACTCTGACTTCTTCGTGTCGCCTTATAACTACGCTTCGATTGGCATGCCGATTATGAGCCTGATTGTTGACAACGATGCCGGCTCGAAGGGCACATGGGGCACGACTCGCAAGGGTGTGAAGGTGACCGGCGTGTTTGGCTGGTCGGCTACTCCGCCGGATGACGTTGAGCAAGCTTGCAAGATTCAGGCGGTGCGCTGGTTTATGAGAGCTAAGCAAGGCTATCAGGATGCCGGCGCGAATGTGAACTTAGGCGAAATGTACTTTATGAAAGAGCTTGACCCTGACGTGAAGATGATTTTACAGCGCTATAAGATATTCAACGTGGCGGTGATCTAATGAGCATAATTGACGATGCGATTGCACGCTTGCAATACCACGCTTTGGCAATAACCAGCACGACTGTCAGGGGAGCGCCTTCCTACCCGGTAGAAGACGCGACTGTATTACCGCTCGCTATTGCTTACATCTCAGATGGAACTGGCTCGATAGATGATTCGACCACCGCAAGGCTGTTGCTGACGGTGAAGGTGGACTTCCACGTAAACCGAATGAGCATGAAGAGTGCTTACACCGAATTGAACAACATCATTCCAGAATATTTACGAAGACTGGCTGGCGATCCAACATTGAACGGCAAGGTGGACACGATTGTTTTCCCTGTGACCTTCGCTGTTATGCCGGCACAATGGGACCGGGTGGTTACGCAAATGGCGTCCTTCTCAGTTCCACTCAAATTCAGGGAAACACCGACAACGTAGTAGAAAGGCTTGAATTGAAAAAGACTGCTGTAATACTTGGAATGCACCACGCGACGTTAGGGGACTTCGACCAGACCCGAACTGATTGTGATGTATTTGTGATGAATGAGATGCTGTCTCGCGGCTCGGTTGCGCGTGCTGATTACGTTATGCAACTGCATAAGCCGGTGGTATGGAGATCATCTCAAAACCGCAATGACCGTGGGCATTACGACTGGCTAAAAACTAACACAGAAACTCCCGTCTTCATGGCTGACGAGTACGATGATGTCCCCATGTCAAGACGTTTTCCGCTTGAAGAAATGAAAGACTATTTCAAAGGCGCAGAATGGTATTTCACAAACACCGTTGCTTACGCGATTGCTTACGCTGTTTACGCCGGCTACAAGCGTATTGAGGTTTACGGCGTGGAGATGGAGACCAACACCGAGTACGCGCATCAACGCCCTTGCGTGGCTTACTGGTGCGGCGTGGCGGTTGGCAAGGGAGTCGAGGTTGACTTCCACAGTCCAAAGTTCTTTAAGTCGCTATTGTACGGCTATGAAGGCGACATAACCATCCCTATTGAGACATACGAAGAACGCTCAAAACTGTATGCTGAAAATGCCAAACAGACGCTTGAGAAATACAAGCAAGCGAAACTATTGTTCACCGACACGGTGGAGGCTTATCGAAACGATTACAAGGTCGGCATGAAGTCGTTTGAAACCTACGCTAACAATTGCGCTAACCTGTCTCACGAGTTCAATATGAGTGACGGCGCGCTTCAGGTGAACCAGAACCACATCAAAGCCTGCAAAATCATGGAAGCCGAGACCGGGAACTATTTTATCAGTCGGCAGGTTTACGAAACCGAATACAACTCGAATATCAACGCTTGGCAAGTGCATCAGCAGAATATCAGGGAAGTGTCGGACGCTTTGAAAGCCAAAGACAAGGAACTCCAGCAGGCTACAAGCAGGGGTTATCGAAGCCGGCGCTGTGACGAATATCTGGCACTGGTTGAAGAATACATCAAAGTGGTTGGCAAGGCTGGACTATTGTCCGGTATCAGCATCGAGAGTAAAAACCTGATGGCGATCCACGATCAGAACGAACGCATGGCCGGCGGTCAAAAAGCGGTTGAAATCATGGCGGAGGCAAGAGCGTGAAAACCTGTCTGATTATAGGGAACGGGCCTTCGCTGGCTGACATAATGAAAACAGAAATGGAGCAACTTCGTGCGAACTGAAATGAATCCGAACAGGCAAGCAAAAGCGGACGGCTACGCCCCTTACATTGCCAGTTCCATAATTCATTTACCGAATTTTGAAGGCTATCACAAAGAGCGCTTTGAAGTTGTCAAAACTTCCCTGACCACGATGCGTGAGAATGCCGGCTTGGACTGCCAGATTTTGATCTGGGATAACGGCTCATGCCAGGAATTTAGGGATTGGCTGTTGAATGAATACAAGCCTGATTACGTAGTGCTGTCGAATAACGTGGGGCTGTCAAACGCTCGTGCCGGCTTGGTTCGTATGCTCCCGCCGGAAGTGATTTTGGGCGTGTCTGATGACGACATGTACTTTTACCCAAACTGGTTCAAAGCGCAGGTTGAGTTGATGGAGTATTTCCCAAACGTCGGGCAAGTGAGCGGTTACCCCGTTCGTACCCAAATGCGCTGGGGCAACGCAAGGACGCTTGAGTGGGCGCGCAAGTTTGCCAAAGTAGAAGAAGGCAAGTTTATCCCTGAAGAATGGGACAAAGACTTCTGCACTTCCATCGGGCGCGATTACAACTGGCACTTGAATTACACCCGCAATGACATGGACTACCGCATAACTTACCGCGAAATGAGCGCTTACGCCTTTGCCCATCATTGCCAGTTTATTTGCAGGGTGAAAGCACTTGCTGACCTGATGCGATTTACGACAGAAGCAATGAGCGATGACAAGCCCTTCGATTGGGCGGTGGATAACAGCGGAGTGTTGAGACTTACCACGATCAACCGCTATACGAGGCATATGGGCAACGTGATGGATGATGACTTGAAACCGAAGAGACGGAGGCGTAAATGAAAGTGAAGTATGTGGGAAAAGGCTCGTTCCTGGTGGGCGTGCCGGCTCGTGATCTAAATACGAGTGAAGCAAAGAAATTTGGAATTGAGAGGTTGCTAAACAGCAATCTTTACGAAGAAATCAAAAGAAAACCAAAGGTCGAAGAGCCGGCGGATGATATTCCAGAGGAGGCCTAAATGGCAGGTATTAGAGCATTAAGAAAAATCCAGCTTGGTAAAGAAACCACGGCTGGAACAAAAGTAGCCGCTGATATTATTTGGCGCGGGACTGGTTCAATTCATGACAATATGGACTTGGTATTCCCGACTGAAGATATTGGCATGTTAGTCCCGGTGGGGCGTTCGTACATTGCCCGCTATGAAGCAGGCTTGACGCTGAATGATACTGAAGCGACATTCGAGCAACTACCGCACTTGTTTGAGATGGGTATTGAGAGCGTGACACCGGTGGTGGCAGGAACGTCTGATTACACCTACACCTACGTTATGCCTTACGCGTCAACCGATCTGGTGTCGTCAACTGATCTGGCAACTTATACAGTTGAGGGTGGGGACAACGCTGCCGCAGAAGAATTCGGTTACGGCTTCGCGCGTTCCATTTCGCTGACCGGTTCAGCTGGGCAGGCTTTGATGATGAGCGCTGAAATCGTTGGCCGGCAGGTCGAGGCTGGCACGTTCACACCTGGCATCGCCATTGCTGACGTTGAAGAAATCCTGTTTGGCATGGGCAAGTTGTATATTAGCGATGTAAAGGCGTTCCCGGCTACGGATTTGATTTCCAACCAGTTGCTTGGAATGAGCTTGAGCATCAATACCGGCTGGCTGCCAGTCTACACCGCTGACGGCGCGCTGTATTTCAGCTTCATCAAGCAGACCACGCCGGAAGTTACGCTCCAGATCACATTTGAGCATGACACCACCGCTATTGCTGAAAAGGCTAAGTGGCGCGCGCAGACACCACGCATTATCAACCTTACCTTCACCGGCACGGATGGAAAGAAATTAGCCATTGACATTGCTGGAAAATGGGCAAGTTTTGACGTGCTGGGTGAACAGGATGGCAATGACATCGTGAGCGGCACCTTCATCGGTTCTTATAACTCCGCCGTTGGCGGTATGTTCAAGGTCGCCATTACCAACCTGCTCAATGCATTGCCTTAGTAGAAAGGGCTTGAATGACTGAAACAAAACAAGTTGTATTTGAAGTGCCTGATGAGCGGACACCCGGTTATTTACGCCGCATGAAAAACCTGGCTGAATTCCAGAAGGCGCAAAAGAGCGCGATAGACGAAGTTGAACGCTTCGAGAAAATGTGCTCATTCCTTGCGGATTACGTGAAAGAGCCTGCTGATCCTGAAGAGGCGCGTGAAGCCCTGATGGAAGCGACAAAAGAGCAGATAGACGACTTATTTGCGCTTATCAGCGGGAGAAAAGCGCAAGTCCCCCCATCGAACGGGGAGAGCTTAGAAACTACTACACAATAGGCGTAGGCTCTCCCCCTTATTGGGCGGTGGTATTGGAGGCGGCTGGGTATGACCCATTGCGAGCGCAGGAAATGGAAGAGAAGTTGACCGAAGTGTGGTGGGAGCGCTGGCTGATAGACCGCAACGAGCGGGTATTCAGGGATAACCAACGGAGTAAAAGATAATGGCAAGTAAAGTTGACATCACAATCAAGGCGAAGGACGAAGCCTCCGGCGTTATTGACGGCATAAATGACAGTTTTGGCGGATTAGGTGACGGAGCTACAGAAGCGAGCGAAATATCGAGTGACGCTTTTGGTGACATATTCGATAGCGCAATGACCGCTTTTGTCGGCATCAACCAGGGGATCGAACTTGCCATTAAAGCGTTTGACCTGCTGAAAGGCGCTTACGAGGGCACGGTTGGCAAGACTCTTGACATTGCTGGTGAAATTGAAGAATTGATGCGCGTATCTGGTGAAGCACCAGAAAAATTGAGCGCATTGCGAATCGAAGCTGAAAAAGCGGATGTGCCATTTGACGACCTTTACAAGGCAATGGAAAACCTGAACAAGAATGGGGTTGCGCCAACAATTGATAACCTTGTTGCCATTGCCGATGAATACGTAAAACTGCAAGACCCCATTGCGAAAGTGGCACTTCTAACTGAGAATTTTGGTTCGGCTGGTGACGAAATAGCGCCGATGCTTGAGGCTATCGCAGGTGGCGTGACAGCAGTTGATGATGCCGGCTTGATTTTTACCGATGCAGAAATTCAGGCGGCCAAAGATTATAAAGAAAACGTTACTGAATTAAAGCAATCCTGGGAAGGCTTTGCTCTCTCAATTGGAACTTCTATCATACCAGCCTTGTCCGATCTTCTTTCCACCTTAAGCGGTTTTTCGTTAGAAGGCACGGGCGGTGGAATAGCTGGTTTCTTGACCGGTGAGATTGAGAGCATCCAACAAGTTCTTTTACAGATTCAGCTGGTTGATCTTGCCCTTAGCGATTCCAGCTTGTCAATTCCAGAAAAAATGGGACTGATTTGGAAAGCTATTGGCACGAGTAACACGCCAGATGTAGAAGAATTACAAAGAATAATTGGTGGATTAACCGGTGAATTAGAAGGTGTCCCATCGGCGGCTGAAAATGCAGCTGCCGCAATTGACGAAACAGTAGAATCGCTTATTGCCGATACAGGTTCTTGGGAAGAATTTGTACGATTAACAGGTGAGGCAGGCATTGGATTATTAGGGTTGACCGAAGAAGCCTACAACGCCGCGAAAGGGATAGACGCCACCGGTGAAGCTGCAGAAGGTGCCTCTGGACCTATCGAAGAAGCAGGCGCGGCCGCCGGTAAAGCTGCCGGTGGTATGCAAGCCTTTGCTGATGCGACTAACGATGCCGACGAAGCGATGAAGAATTACTCCGAGCGGTTGTTGTTCAAGATAGCTTCAGAAGGATTGAGCAAAGATGCGGCGTTAGCACTTGCTGGGGCAATGGGGTTGGTAGATCAAAAGACCGTTGCCGCTACTCAACAAGTCAACTTTTATCAAGACTTGCTGGCGTCTGGAGTTATTACGCAAGCAGAATATAACTTGTTGATTGAACAGTTGGCAACAGACCTTGAAAATGTACCGGAGAAAACGCCGGTTGAAGTCACAACCAACGTTGAAGAAGTGCTGGACGATCTTGATGATTTAGCTACTTGGAGAACCAAACCGTTACTGGTGGATGTTGAAGTTGATGACAGCAAAGTGAGAAACTGGACGCCGCCAACCAAAACCGGCACTATCACTTATTTACCATCTAACGCACAGTTACGGGCTTCCGGCGGCGTGATAAACGCAGCAGCCGGTGTAGCAGCGGGATTGTCACATTATTGGGTCGGTGAGCGTGGTCCAGAGCCGTTCTTCCCGGCGATGGACGGCAGGATCGTTAGCAACACGCAAGCGATGGCAGCCTTGCGGGGCGGGGCTGGCGTGAATGCGCGAGAGATAGCAAACGCGGTCAGGGAAGGGGTGAAGGACGCAATGAGAGAAACGAAAGCCGGCAACATCTACAACCTGACTATGCCGACGAGCAGCAATCCGGCGGATGTGCGGACGGCGTTTGAGTTGATGGAGGCATGGGCATGACAGCACCTGTATTAGCATACAAGAAGTTTTATATTATCAAGCCGGCGGAAGGCACGAACCAAATCAAGAATCCCACCTTTGCGAGTCCAGACTTTGAAGAGGATTGGACG